ACCACTAAAGGTAGGGTAGCATTTGATGATTCACTACTAACAAATAAGAAGTCATTTGCCTCCACAGTTACGACACCTGTAAAACCTTTCAAGTATTTTACAGTCTTTTTAATGTCAACTACTGCTGAACCATTCTCAACAGAGACATGAGTTGCTTCTGCTAAGTCATGGTTCAATCCACAAATGGTGGTGTTATCAGCATTCCATATTTGTAATCTATTTTCACTGACTACTAAATATGCGTGTGCTGATAACATACCATTTTTAGATTCCCCACCATCAAAATATCTTCCTTTTAATGCTACGCTTTCTATTAATTCACTCAATTCCTTTGCTTCTATTATTATTTTCATTTCTATTTATCTCCATTATAATTCACCTGTTTTTAATTCAGATATTCCATTCCATTGATTTCCTGTTTCTTCTAACACGAAGACAGGCCATTTCTTACCTACTAATTTGGAATTAGTTTTACTTGCAACTAAGGTTGCCATGTAGGTAGTTTTCTTTCCTAACTTTTGCTCTTTTATATTTACTATTTGTAGTAGTTTGTGAGGGGTTGTTTTGTACCAATCGGGTACTTCACCTACTGCTACGGGCGCACCGATGCCTTCGTAGACGGGCTTCATGTGTGTAATAAGAAACCTATTAGTTCTTAATGCTACAAAAGGATTAATGATTCTATCATAAATCTTATTTCTAACTTTCCAATCCAACGGACTTACTCTTACTGTATCTGAATCCTGTATTACAGAGCCGCTTCTTGCTGCATTTTTTACTAACGATTTACGAAGTACATCACTAGAACCTTCGTAGATTTTATCTACACCATCTAAAATTACAGCCTTTACGTTTCCTTCTTTAATTTGTTCTTCTAACATTTTAATCCAAGTAGAACAGTTGTGGAATGTTTCATCCCAATTCATTGAACCATCTTCATTCCAAACATTAGGTACGAACACTCTTATGTTCTCATCTCTATCCCATGCAGAATCCCAAGTAGCAGTAGAACCGTCATCTAGGTCTAGTATTTCTACTGTCATACCTTTCTTAATTTCTTCTTCTGTTCTACAATCCATTGCTAAACCGGATTTACCAACTTTAGGATTACCTGTAATTCCTAATAGAAGGAACTCTTTTTCTCTCTTCATTCTGTCTTGTATTTGTTGCATTATTATTTTCTTTCTTTCTTCATAACTCATTGTCATTCTTATCACCATTTATATTATAATAGATAATCAAAGATATTTACTAGTTCATCTAAATCTTCTTCTTCTACTATTATTCTTATTTCTTTACCGGAAGAGAAATGGAACTTAACCCAATATTGTCCTGTAATGTCATTTAGTTTTCTAGTAGTAAAGTCAACCTTACTTACATTAAACCAATAACTACTTCCTTTAATTACTGTTTCATTTATTATTTCATATTCTTTCATTTTATATTCTCCTTTTAATTTAAAGGGTATTGCACCCTTATAGCCAACAATATGTGCATGACTACACTTTTACATAATCAGTCAAAGAACCAATCGTCTTCTTCTGATTCAACGTGTTCGATTAATTCAGGACTTCCGCCTCTAGCACTAATAACATAGATACCACTAACATTAATTGTTACAGGTCTTAATGCGCCTTCGTCATCTGTTCCCTGACTTGTTCTACCAACTATAATAACTTCTGAACCGATACCAAAATCAATTACTAAAGAAGATGGAATCCAACAAGTAGTTGCTGTAAAACCATCATTATCAAAATTAAACTCGGTGGTTAAATCGTCAATGTTAATGATTCTATTGCCATTACCTGTCGGTGTCATATTAATACTAGTAACAGTACCATCAGTAACAACATAGCGTTGTTTGTATGGTCTAGATGCAGCATTGCTATGAGCCTGTTCTAAGTCAACTAATGGACTGTAATTTTCAGTACAGTATTCCATAATTATGTCTTGGACAGAACCGAATGGTACTCTCTTTCTATCGTCTTCTTCTGCTAAATCATCGTTAAGAATTAAAGACTCCATTGTTCTAGATTTACCACCAAAGATAGTACTATAATCTTCGTTCATAAAGAACGCATCAAAGTGTACCCATTCAAAAGTATTAGGTGTAAAGGTAAGAGATGAATCACCTTTGTAACTAAAAGCGAATGCTCCCATCCTACCGTCTACTTCACCAACGAAAACTCCGGTTCTTCTCCACTCTGAAACAGGTGTAGGTTTACCGTAGTTCTTTTTGTTCCATGCTGCGTCATTAGTATTTAGTGGTACTAAGAATAGACCGTTATCTAATGCTACATTGTTTTCAGGTAAGGCTTCCATAACTTTGACTCTTTCTTCATTGTCTCTCATCATTCTTCCTTCAAACTTTCCGTCTTCTATTTGTGCAAAGATTGCAACTTTTCCAAGAGAGTAAGTTAAATCACTATCTCTATTGTACTCTTTTACTACTCTATCTCTATCCAGTGCCATTATATCTACTGCATCATTTAGCGATACAAAGAACCCAAATGCTTTCTTATAGAAAGAATTGTTCGTATTGGTTTGTGTCTTTTCGCGGTTTAGTATGTTTCTAGCACTACTAAAATATTGTCGCCAAAGTCCTCTAGCCAATAGAGGTTCTTTAGATGCATCGAGATTGTTCTTAGTACATATGTCCTCGAACTTACTCATAGCATCTGACTCGGATAAACCGAGCAGTTCTGCTGCTTTCATTATTTCATTTTTCATTTCTTCATTCATATTATTTTCTCCTTTTTTTCCTTTCGTATTTTATTTCAACCAATCCTTCGGCTGCCATTACTAATCCGCAAAGCACCCAAAAGAAATTGGAATCTACACTAATGTAATTTAACGTGTTTAATATTGGTAGTATAATTAGTGCTATACCACCTAACACGATTATCTCATATCTAAGTATGAGATGTTCAAAGTCATCTTTGTCAACAACTCCATCTTTATTAAAGTCAAAGAATCTTTTTACCATCTTCTTCTCCCCCCGTTACTATCTAACATTTTAATTAATATTCTCAATCCAATCAACCCCAAAAGTAACTCTATCATTTTATCATCTGTCCTACCATCCAAGATGCCAAGACTTTAGGATTCATGTTATTACTGCGCCATTCTGTTTCGCCAATTATACGAAGCATTTTGAACTTGTAACTAGAATCACTTTCAGTTTCTAGAACTGTTGTATGTAAATTAATACATATAGTCTTCATGTCTGTTGAATCGTAAATCAATTTATGCACCTTCTCTAAAGCATTTTCATAGTTATTTTCATTTATCATTGTTATAATTTCAGAGTATGGTTTCATATTCATGTCTATTTGATATTGGAGAGTTCGTTTACTTGCCGATGAAGCCTGTAATTCATTCAACCCTCGTCTTAAGTCCCCTTGTAAATATATAATAAACTTATCTAATTCCTCTTCTGAATGTGTATTTATGTTCTCTTTTGACAAGATTTCGCACAATATGTATTTCATGTCTTTATTGTTAAGACGCTTAAAATTATAGTTAGCACATCTTGACATCAAAGGATTAATAATTTTATGTCTATCATTACAAGTAATGATGAACCTACAATTATCAGCATACCTTTCCATAATTCTCTTCAATGCATTTTGTGCATCTTTAGTCATACCATCCATCTCATCTAGTAAAATAATCTTAAAGGGTACATCACCAATTCTTTTAGTAGAAGCAATCTCTTTGATTCTATTTCTTACTGTCTCTAACTTCCTATCATCAGAAGCATTAATCTCAAAGAAGTTATTCTTTCTATTATCTTCTAGTATTCCGTTTGCTAAGGAAATAGCAGCAGCAGTTTTACCTACACCCGCTACACCGTACAATAAAACATTAGGCATTTCTTTATTGGCAACCCAATGTTCTGCATCTAATACAAAATTAGTCTGTCCTATTATTTCATTAAGTCTTGTTGGCCTATATTTTTCAGTCCATAATTCACTCATTGTATCGCCCTCTGTTTCAAACTTTTAGTTGTAATGCCATTGGCTTTATCTTTAGCCATTCTTTCTTTGTAGGTTCTTAGACCATAAGTAATAACGTCAATAGGTTTGTCAAACAAGCCTCCTATCCTAGAAGGTTCAACTACCATACAATCACAAAAATCACAACATCTTCCTAATGCAATTGGTTCAGCGTTATGGCCTTGTGTGCGGAAAACTTTACCGAATAACATTTTATGTTCTATGTTTTTTAGGCAAATAACACATTGTAAAATTTCAAAGTCGTCTTTAGTTTTCATTACTCTTCCTCTCCTTTTAATAATAATAATTTAGATTTAAGTCGATTAACTTCTGCTTGTAAGACAGGTAGTTCATTTGTTAGTTTTAGAAACAGTTCATTTTGTTTCTCTAATAAATCTAACATTTTATCCATTCTTCGTTTATATTTTCTATCATTCAATTGTTTTCTCATTTTTATTCCTCTTTATTTTTATAACCACTTATCTAAAGTGGGTGAAGGTAATACTACCTTCTTTGTTTCTATTTTTCTTTTTTCTCCAAGTTTCAATAACCTACATTCTGAATTATCTAACTTAGTCATTGCATATTTTTTGAACTTATCATCTTTCAATAAATCATTGAGAAGATAAGTTTCGTGTCTTCTTAATCCTAACCTACTAGCAATACTACCTAACTTAGAATACTTTCTTCTAGTAGGCATCACCATCTTAGCACTAAGTTTACCGTTATGAGAATATGCTAACAACTCATAAAAGTAAGAACTATCCCAACGTCTTTTCACATTATTATCAATGAATGCTATTTTGTTTGGATTTATGTTTGGGATAATCCAAGATAATATTTGATTATCTGCGGGACTGTTCATTTTTAATTTGGTAGCAACTTCATCTCTATCTCTATTAGTTAGATATTCTCTAACCAATGTAAACATATCTAAATCATAATTAATAGGTTCATCGGCTCTAGGAGATATGTTTAGAACATCTAACTTTTCTGTTGGTCTTTTCATATCACATAAATTATACAAAGTAGTAGGTACTGCCTTTTTACTATCAGTAATTAATACAACTTGACCTGCATATTCTAATACAGTTCTTCTTATTAAATCAGTATTAGGTTTGTAGTGCATCTCGTCAATAATAATACCTACATCTTTAGGGATACTAAAGTTATCGGATATGTTATATTCGTTAGCATACATAACTATGGGACTATCGGATACAAAGGACATAGCCCTTTTCATTTTATCCATTTTTGTATTGCCTAGTACTATTATTGGTTTACTCTTTGTGTGTTCTTTGCTTATTTTTATTAGACTCATTCATTCTCACTTCCATTATTTGTTCGTAATTAACATTACATTTTTGACATTGTACTTGTATTATGTACCACTTTAAATTGTTTTCTTCTACAACACCCGCATCACAATGAAAATTATTATTTCCACAATCTTGACATCCTTCCCAAAGTATTTGGTGTATGTGATAACCTAATATTTCGGTATCGTTAACTGAATCAACGGGTTTGTTTTCTAGA